GCCATGCCAAGGCACAGTTCAAGGAAGGTCAAGCCGCTATTTAACCAGCGGTTCGCATATCTCATCCCGAGGTATGCTCAACAAGTGTGGATCAGCTTTCCAAAGGCTCATGTCCACGCAAACTTGGAGTCTACGTGAAGAACAGAACCCTATCACTTGAAGTGAAGCGGTTTTCGCGGTCGCTACTTAGCGCCATCGGAACCCCTCAGGCCGAGGTCGTGAAGACCTTGATCGAGTCTGAGGATTGGGTAGGTATAGCGAACTTGCGTACCGATCCCAGGGCCTATAGTTCGGCAGAAGAGTATTTCCTCGACGCGCAAGCGTCGTCTCTTCTCCGTAAACTAGAGGATCTCCCCACCCCTGCAAAGGCCAGGAGAGCGAAGGCTCTCGAGAACTGGTGCAAGGGTGAGAGAGAGTGCTATAAGACGAACGAGCGCTTGACACCGTATTTAGAAGGGATGACCCATCCCGACTGCAATCCGGCTATCCTCCACCACCTGGTGGGAGTTAGGAAAATTGTCAAGAGCATACTGGGACGTGCTCCAGCGATGGAGTCACTATCCCCGAAGTTCGGTCCTGGCGCTACCTTTTCCGATCCGTCAGTAAGGAGCACTATTGCTGACAAAATGAATTGCGCTTCATCACTCACCACCGGTGCGAAATGGTTCATCCTACCCTGGATGTCAACCAAGTGGGGTGACTTAACACGTCATTCCGCCGTACCGCGTAGTCCAGTTTGGGTCAGGGGTAATCGTTTTAGTACGGCCCCAAAAGACGCTACGAAGGACAGGCCCATTGGGGCAGAACCTTCAATAAACGTCTTCTATCAGCTTGGCTTAGGCCAAGTACTGAGAGCCCGCCTTAAAACAGCGGGAATTGACCTCGACGACGGGCAGGAGACTCATAGGCGGGTTGCCTGTGAAGCCAGTATCTCTGGTGCTCATGCCACGCTGGACCTCTCTAACGCAAGCGACACTGTAGCCTTGAACTTGGTGAAGTTCTTG